GCGCGCGGCGCAGTACGCGGCGTAGCGACGGAAGGCGCAATGGCGCCGGTGCCTGAGATGGAGGAGTAAATTGATCCGCTAACCCTTCTTGCTGCTGCCAATGCTGCGGTCGCGGCGGTCAAGAAGGGCTGTCAGCTTTACAAGGACATCAAAAGCGCAGGCGGCGAGGTGTCCGACGTACTGAAGGATTTGCGTGAGCAGTTCAACAAGCTTACTAATCCGACAGTCGAGCAGAAACAGCAGTACAACGCCGAGGTGCAGCGCGTTCAGCAGATCGCCAAAGCTGATCCGAACGACGTCTACACCGAGATCGGCGAGCAGTTAGGCGCGTTGATGGACAACTACGACGCGCTGAGTAAGGCACTGTTGGCCGAGCAAGTGGCCGGCAAGAAGGTATACAAGGGTGAGGAAAGCATCGGTCGGCGGGCGTTGCGTCGGATCATCATCACGACGCGCCTAGACGCGATGTTGACGGAAATACGCGAGACGATGGTGTACCGCAGCCCGCCAGAACTAGGCGCGCTCTGGAGTAAGTTCGAAGAGATGTGGAAGACCATCGTAGCCGAGCAGGAGGCGGCGCACGCAGAAGAACTCAAACTTATCCAGATGGCGAGATGGCGACGCAGAAGAAAAATAGCGGAACTAAGAGCCAGGGTGGTATGGATTTCAGCAGTCGTTTTCGTAGTAACGTGGGCGGTGGGGCTGATGTGGCTAACGACAAGAAGCGCGACAATGAAGATGTCCCTTGGGGCTTACTAGCAACCGTTATGGCCGTTCTACTGTGCTTTTTTATCGTAATGCCCGTCATGGCATTCATGTACTGGGACATGTACAACGCGACACAAGCGGCCGTCGCGGAAGTCAAACGCATGAAACAATTGCGGCGTGAAATACAGATTGAAAGGATGTACGGTCAATGATTACTGAAGCCCAACTCCGTCAGATCATCCCGCAGAACAAATACGTCGAGTACTGGCACCGCGCACTCACCCAACTCTTCCCCGATTACGATATCAACACCCCAAAGCGCATGGCGGCCTTCCTCGCCCAATGCGCCCATGAATCGGGCGGTTTTACGGCCATCGTCGAGAACCTTAATTACAAACCCCAGGCGCTACGGCGTCTCTTTCCGAAATACTTTTCCGACGATGTCACAGCTAATCAGTATTGCGCGCGGCCTAACAAGCAAGAAGCTATTGCAAATCGTATCTATGCTAATCGGATGGGCAATGGCGATGAGTCTTCTGGTGACGGTTATCGTTTCCGTGGCCGCGGCCTTATTCAGCTTACTGGACGATCAAACTATCAGTCTTTTGCTGACAGTTTGGAGATGAACATCAACGACGTGCCGGAGTACTTAGGCACGTTCGAGGGCGCAGCGCAGAGCGCCTGCTGGTTCTGGGAGACGAATAACCTGAACAAGTGGGCGGACACGGGCGACATCAAAGAGCTGACCCGGCGCATCAACGGTGGCTACATTGGACTAGAGGATAGGATCAAACACTATGATCACGCGCTTCATATTCTTGGCGCTTAGTCTCGCTGGCGTCGTCTGGCTGGTTGGCTGCGAAGACCGGTTTCGATATCCCTGTATGGATAACAAAAACTGGGCGAAGCCCGAATGCCAACGACCGACCTGCGCGCTGACCGGCACCTGCCCAGATCAGCTACTACCCGCGTCTGACTTCAAGCCGGAGGAACCCAAGCAATGAAATGGACACCTGACCAGATCGACAGCGTTATCAAGCTGATCATCGGCTCGACGTTTTGCGTCGTGCTGCTAATGATGTCAAGTTTGGCAATGTACAGCGTCGTATTCGTAACGCAACCGATGGTGGGCATCGCGCCAGCGGACAAGCAATTTTTTATGCTGTTGTCCGATATGAGCAAGTACATACTTGGTGCTTTGGCAACATTATTGGCCATCAAAGGTAAGGACGGCGTGGCCAAGCTGATCGATCCACCGCCTGGCGTATCCAAGGCCAGCGACTGGACTGACCCACCGCCACCCGCGCAGAAGACCGCACCAGCGCCGCGTCAAGAACCGCAACTGAACGCTGCGCCTGTTGTGACCGGATTCGGTGGCAAAGCAGCGCCGCCCCCAGCTCCCCAACCTGAGATCGACTAGGAGACTACGATGAAGAAACTCGTTGCACTTATTGCGTTTGTGCCGTTGGTGGCGTTTGCTGGCGGTGAGATGAAGAAGGTCTGCCGCACCGAGAAGGTCAAGGGTAAGGACATGGAGGTCTGCAAGACCATCAAAGTCCATAAGAAGCTCGAAGGCACAAAAGTGCCGCCAGCAAAATGAACCCCTATTTTCTTGTCGGTGCCGTCATCGCGGTTGCGGTTGCGGGCGGCGCTGGCTACGTCAAAGGGACGTCGCACGGTAAGATGGTCGTGCAGGCCGAATGGGACGCCGAGCGCATCCGGCAGCAGGAGGCGCACGCCAAGGCCATGCAGGCGGCGGCCGAAAAACAGCAGGCGATCCAGGCGGACGCCGACCATTTAAGACAGGAGAAAGACCGTGAGACGCGTGATCTGCTTGCTCGCAATACCGCTCTTAACAACAGCCTGCGCGAGCGCGCCCAGCGCCCGGTCGTACCCGCCGGTACCGTGTCCGGTACCCCCGGTGCTGGATCAGGCGGCTGTACCCCAAGAGAGCTTTACCGAGAGGATAGCGAAGTGGTTGTTGGACTCGCCAGAGAAGCCGACGAAATCCGCCTCGCCCTCAAGCAGTGCTACGCCCAGTACGAAGCCGTCCGGCTCAAACTAGGCGGCGGCGCAACTGCTGGCAAATAACGCGGTCACGCGTCGTCTGCCAGATTGCGTTGTCTTTGGTACTGCACTCGGTAGGTGACGGGCCTTTAGGCTCAGGTAGCCCAATAGCCAGAAAGGCGAACGTGGCCACCGCGATGGCCGCGTAATAAACAACGACCATGTCTTTCATATCCGTAGAAGTCTCCCAAGCAGCTTGGTGATGGGCGACTCTTTGTACGGCATGATACCCAGCATCACGTCTTGTACGAACCGCTCTTCGGGCGTTGCGGGTTTGGAATAGAACTGCGGCGTGTAATGCGCGCCGATCTTGGGAGGCTCTTCCTTGATAAAGTAACCATCACGAAGCATCTTCTTTTCTCCTATCTTCATTTGCGCGGCGGACGTTAACCTCTTTCTTTTTTATTAACGCTGCCTCTTCCTTAGTATAAACAGGTTCGGCCCCATTGGCCGTTGCTCTTAACCACACCTCGGCGCTGTACGCGCCTGTCCCGCAGGATTTGCACTTGCGCTGGCGGCGTAGGCCACCTGCCATTCTGATAACATTGACCACGTAAGTGCGTTCGCCACACGTCATGCATTTCATGGATGCGTTGCCTCCGACAGGATTTCCCGTCGTTCGCGAGCATCCCGCAGCGCGCAGTAGCGCTGATGTAACCGTTGTAAAACCGCAACACGCTTGAACTGCGCGCGTTCCTGGTTCAGTAGCTCCAGCACTTCATCCTCCGTTTTGGAGGTCAGCACGTCATTTAGCGCGCGCCAGCTTAATCGTTTCATGTTCCACTTTCCGTTCAAGATGTTCGACTCTGTTGCCCGAGCGCGCCCAGGCGCGGGCGGCTTGGTTGTAGACCTTAGTGCGTTGGCGGTGTTCGGCCACCGCAACCTTTAGTTTGGCTTTCCAGTAAGCAAGACGGTTCATTCGGCTTTTCCCTTGATCAGGTCAATCATCTCGACATAGGCCGCTTTGCTCTGTTCGTGCGTCCGCGCCCAGACCATCTCATAGGCGACCTGATGCACGCGGCCTAGCTTGCGCAGCATGGCAGCAGCGTCGTTGTCCAGTTCGCTGCGGGCGTGGTCGTCCAAGTAATCAGCGAGTTCAGTAAATTTTTTCAAGTTTTCCCTTTCAGCTCACGTCGGAGTTTGCGAATTTCGGCGATTAACGACTTATGATAAACGTGCATCCGGTGTAGGTGCCTGGCGTACTCAGGAAAGCCCATACCCTTCAATTCTTCGACCAGTTCGGGCGTATCCTCGAACCACACCGCGCGGCGTAAGACGTCGAGTTCCTTTGGTGTCTTCATTGTTATCTCCTTACTTGGGCGATTGCTCAATCAAAACCGCAAAGATTCCGGCGTCGCCTGGATAAACTGCACTGCTGGAATCGCGCGGCGGTCGCCATCTTGCAGCTCGATATGCACAATCCCATTTGACTGCGACCAGCAACCGTGTAATGCCTCGCTGTATGCGGTGATCGCAAACATCTTGTAGCGTTTCCAGCATGAACCGCCTTGCTCTGACGTCAGCACTGCGCGCATCCCGGTGCCGGTCAAGTAAACGGTATAAAGCGCGTCTGGCGCCGGCACTAATATCGTTGCGCCCCGCGTTGGCGGCGGCGGCGCAGGCGGCGTCTCCACTAGCCTGACTCCAGCAAAAGCCGGCAGGCAAGCCAACATAAGCAGCCATCTCATTTCAAAGACTCCATGGCGATGTCTGAGATGGTTCGTTTGTCTTGGAGCGCGCCCCAGATTTTTTCGTCGACGGTTTTTTCGGCCAGAAGTGCATACACCCATACGTCGCGCAGTTGCCCGGAACGATGCAGACGTCCGACGGTCTGCTCGTACAGCTCGAGACTCCACGGGAGCGAGATGAAAACCATGTGGTGGCCGCCGTGCTGGAGGTTGAGTCCGTGCCCCGCGCTTTTGGGGTGAACCGCCAACAGCTCAACCAACCCCTTATTCCAGCGTTCCACCGCATCAGCATCATCAAGCGTCTGAACCTTCGGATAGCGACGCTTAATTTCCGCCAGTTCCTCTTCAAACTGGTAGACCAGGATCGTATTGGCATGTTGATTTTCCTCCAGAAGATCGGCTAACAAATCGAACTTATGATTGCTGTACCACACCGCCTGTCGGCTAGTCGTGAACTTGCCTGGCGTAATCGATGCCTGTTTAGTCGTGTCGTAGACGAAGCCAGAAGCCATCTGTTGGAGTTTGCCCGTGACGACCGCGGCATTAGCGGCGACTGCCTGCGCGTCGGGGAAGTCGACCACGAAGTCGCGCTTCATCTTCTCGTAAGGCGTGCGATCCTCGATCGCGCAGCGCATCTCAACGACATGGCACGGCGGCAGTTTGTCGCGATACTCGCCCGGCTCTAGCACGAAGGTGGCCGGCTTGATCCGCTGCATGATCGCGTCCAACGCGCCTTTGCGTGGCATCCATTCGCCGAAATCGCGGTTGGTGCAGACGAAGTACTGTTGCAGAAACGCGCCCTTGGCGCGGCCCAAGAGTTTCTCGTCGACGACTTTGCACTGCCCGAACACGTCCTCGAGGCCGTTGCTGGTAAACGATCCGGTCAGACCCCAGCGCACTTTGAACTGATCCAACACGCGGGCGAGCGCCTTGAAGCGTTTGCCAGAAGGGTTCTTCAGCTTGGTCAGCTCGTCGAATACGATCGCGTCGAACGACGACAAGTCTTGGCCTTGTAGCCACTGAATGTTGTCGTAGTTGATGACGACGACGTTATACGTCCAATCGTCTATCACGCGCTGGCGCTCTTTGGCCGAACCAATCGCAACGCCGACGTGTAGCATCGTTGTCCACTTAAGCGCTTCGACGGGCCAGACGCTGGTGCAGACGCGCTTGGGTGCGAGAACTAAAAAGCGATTGACTACATAATCGGCAATAAACTCATCCATCGCAGACAGTGTGATCGCCGTCTTGCCAGCGCCCACAGGCGCCAAGATCATCGCGCGGTCGTGTTCGTACAGGAAGTCGGCCGCCTCTTCTTGATAGGGGCGCAGCTTCATCGTTGTCTCGCGTACAGGCCACGCATAATCTTTTCAACGTCAGCGGGGCGGCCTGATTGGTTACGGTAGATGCTCGGCGACTTCTTCGCTAAACACGGCTGGCAAATCCACCGCGGCACACCGCGCGTCTGTCGAACTACGCCGCCTTCGAGTGACCGCATTGCCTGGCAACTGGTGCAGAATTTAGTGTCAGTCATTGAGCAGCTCCTTGATCTTTTTGATGGGCCAGTTAGTCGCGTCATGCACAGCTAGGATCAAACTCGCGCCAATCGGGCGGCGGTTGTAGCGAAAGCGGCTGATGTTGGCCGGCGAAATCTTCAACATGCGCGCAAGCGCAGCGTCGCTCTTCAATCCGTAGACCCGGATGATTTCGTCGAACAACGCGTGAGGTACATATGGTGCCATGTATCAATCTCCGATTTACTTATTAGTAGGGCATAGCGTTGCTGTAGCGCGATTACCTGGTCACGAAAGATCGCCTGCAACGGTGCCAAGCGCCCGCCCTTGGGGCGTTTCAATTCGATAAACCACGTCTCTCCGTTGGGCATACAAACAATCCGGTCGGCGACGCCGCGCTGGTTCGGCGACTTGAACTTGAATGCCTTGCCGCCAGACGTCTCGACCAGCCAGACCAGATAATTCTCAACCTCGGATTCACGCATGGCCGAAATATAAAGGCTAAAAAAGTGTTTGACAAGGATTTTTTTGTGCGGCAGACTATGCACACAAACAGTTCAGGAGAGTACAGTGAACCATTCCAATATCGTCGGCGGGTCTACCGCCAAGCGCGTCATCAACTGCCCAGGCAGTGTCAAACTTGTGCAGCAAATGCCGCCCAAGCCTTCTTCCGAACACGCCGACCGTGGTACGCTTCTACATGATGTAATCGCCGAGCTATTAGAGTTTGATAAGCCACCGCAGCAGTGCATCGGCGCGCAGTATAACGATCAAGTTCTGACACAGGAGTTGCTCGATGAGAAAATTATTCCCGCTCTCGCGGCCCTTGATGTGGTCGACCCCGACAAAGCCATGGAATACATGGTGGAGACTCGTGTTGGTTTCGGCGACTATCTACCTGGCGTCTTTGGTAGCACTGACCTTCTTGGGCGGCTTGGTAATCGTGCAATTGTGCTTGATTGGAAGTTTGGCGATGGTGTTATGGTCAACGCACAAGATAACGACCAACTTCTCTTCTACGCAGCCGCTGCCATGCGCACCGACGCGTGCAAGTGGGTTTTCGAGGGGGCCGATGAAATTGAACTCATCATCGTTCAACCCCCAGAAATCCGGCGCTGGGTTACTGATAAGGCACGGGTTGTTTCTTTCGAACAAGAACTCGCCAAGGCCGTAAGACGCGCGCAGCAAGACGACGCGCCGATCAAGACTGGCGAACACTGCCGGTGGTGCGCAGCCAAACCGATCTGCCCTCAGATGAACGGCGCGATCGATCGTGTTATTCACCAGCAGATAGTTAACCTGAACAAAGATCAGCTTAGTGAATATCTCGCCAAGGCTGACATGATGGAAGACTGGATCAAAGACCTGCGGGCGCTGGCGTTCCAAGTGCTAGAATCAGGTGCAGAAGTGCCAGGCTACAAACTGGTAGCCAAGCGCGGCACTCGGCAGTGGGTTGAAGAAGCGGCGATCGAAGCGTGGGTCGACGCGAACAACATCAAAGATGCGTACGACGTGAAGATTAAGTCGCCTGCGCAGATGGAAAAAGTGCTGAAGAAGCACGGCAAAGAATTACCGAGCGATCTGGTTACGACCGTGTCGTCAGGTAGTACGTTGGCACCGGAGTCTGATCCGAGGCCGGCGGTTTTACAAATCGGGAAGCAGTTAACTGCGGCCCTCTCGAAACTCTAAGATAAAGGAAAGTCAAATGGCCTTCGAACTAGCAAACCTCCCACCTGTTTCTTCCCTGTCAGTCGCTCTGCGTCAACTTGAGAAGGACGTCGGCCCAGCGGGCAGCGTCATTCTGAAGATGGACAAGCGCGGCGATTGGGTCTTCGGCGCAGATCAAACTGAAGTGGATGACGGCACTCTCTGGGCAGTCAATCCGTTTTCGTTTGTCCACGGCTATATCGCCTGGGGAGACGGCGAAGTGTTGGGTGAGAAAATGGTATCGGTGTCGCAGCCCTTGCCAGAGATGGAAGCCGCGCCGGCAGGTGCCAAGCGTGGTTGGGAGACGCAGGTTGGTATGTCGTTGAAGTGCATCAGCGGGCCGGACAATGGCCTCGAAGTGCGCTACAACGTCACGTCAGTCGGCGGCAAGCGTGCCGTGCAAGGTCTGGCCGTTGCGATCGCGCAGCAAGTGGAAAGCGATCAAACCAAGCCGGTACCTGTCGTCATGTTGAAGCGTGATCATTACACTCACAAGAGCTACGGCAAGATTTATACGCCCGTGTTCGAGATTCAAGAGTGGATGAGCATGGACGGTAAGTCGGACGAAAAAGCCGAGGAAGCCGCGCCAGCACGTCGTCGTCGCGCAGCCTAAGTTTTACGGGCCGAAAGCGGATACTGAAGAGCGCCAGACCTCACCACTGGCCAAGAGAAGGCTTCAGGCGCAGCGAGTAGGCCCACCCTATAACTATGAAAACACTTTGGGTAGATTTCGAGACGCGCAGTCGGTGCGATCTCTTTAGTAAGGGAGTCTATAACTATGCACAAGACGCCAGTACGGATGTCCTATGTATGTCCTACGCGTTTGACGAGGATGACGTTAGAACCTGGACTCCCGACCAGCCTTTTCCGGATTCTGTTAAGAATCACATGGGAACCATATCCGCTCACAACGCTGCATTCGAACGTCTTATCTTTTGGTACGTCCTACAATGTAACTTTCGGCTCGAGCAATTCGTCTGCACCGCTGCTCAAGCGCGTGCTAACTGCCTACCGGGCAGCCTTGAAGATGTAGGCCGTGCGATCTCCAGCAACATGCGCAAGGATCATCGCGGCAATCAACTGATCCGCGCGCTGTCGATCCCCCGCGCTGACGGCACCTTTAACGAAGACCCGGCACTGATGGCCGAGATGATCGCCTACTGCGAGCAAGACGTGCGCGCCATGCGATCGATCAGCCAGGCCATGCGTCCGCTCTCAGATCAAGAACTCGCCGACTATCACGTCAACGAGCGTATCAACGATCGCGGCGTATTGCTCGACCTGCCGCTTGCGCAGGCGGCGATCAAGTACGCAGCCGCCGAGATGGAAGAGATCGAAAGCCTGGTGCAAGACATCACCAAGGGTGAGATCAATTCCGTGCGCAGCCCGCGCATGAAGCAGTGGGTCATGGATCGCGTCGGCCCGCAGGCGCTGGCGATGATGGAGGTCTACAAGGACGGCGAAAAGAAGTACAGTATCGATAAGTCGGTACGCGCCAATCTGTTACTTTTTGCGGAGGAAAACCCCGATGAGATTCCGACCCATGTTGCGGACGTCATTCAATGCGCCGACGATCTCTGGGCGTCGTCGGTTGCGAAGTTCAGCCGCCTTAGCGAGTTGGCTGACGAAGTTGATTACCGAGTACGAGGTGCATTTGTCTTCGCCGGAGGGTCTGCCACCGGGCGTGCGTCTAGCTATGGCGCGCAAGTCCACAACTTTACCCGAAAGTGCGCAGATGAACCCGAGGCTGTACGGAACGCTATGGTCAGAGGCCACCGCGTCACCCCAAGATTTGGAGCGCGCGTTACAGATGTTCTCCGGTCGATGCTCCGGCCCGCACTGATACCGGCGCCTGGGCATTCGTTTGTCGTGGCCGACTGGTCGGCCGTTGAGGCCCGCGTCACCGCGTGGGCGTCCGCTGATCCGCAGGCCGATGACGTCTTGCAAGTCTTTCGCGACGGCCGCGACATCTATAAGCGCGAGGCCGCCGGCATCTACCGCGTGCCAGAAGACACGGTCAACAAAGACCAGCGCCAGATCGGCAAGGTCGCGATTCTCTCACTCGGTTTCGGCGGTTCGGTCGGCGCGTTCTCGGCGATGGGCCGCAACTACGGCGTCATCATGCCCGAGTCCGATTCTCGCCGGATTGTGGACGCCTGGCGGCGTTCTAACGCGTGGGCGGTACGTTACTGGGGCAAGCTCGAGGATGCGTATACACGCGCTCTGCGCAACCCTGGACGCGAGTTCTCGGCCGGCCGTGTGACGTACCTGTACGACAAGCAGCATCTCTGGTACGCGCTGCCATCGGGTCGGATTCTTTGTTACCCGTTTGCAAAATTCGAGGGTGACGAGATCACTTATATCAAAGCGGCATGGAAACCGGCGGCGGACGCAAAAGAATGGCCCCGCGCCCGCTTGTGGCGAGGACTCGCCTGTGAGAACATCACTCAAGCAATCGCACACGACTTGCTACGGGAGGCTTTACGCCAACTTCCGAATGTCGTGCTGCATGTGCATGATGAAATCGTCCTAGAGTCACCCGATCCCGAAACTGATGCTGAACTACTGCGCAGAGTGATGTGTACGACGCCTGCGTGGGCGTCGGGCCTGCCACTGAACGCGGAGACGGAGATCATGACGCGGTATGGCAAATAAAAAGCCGCCTGGCGGGGCGGCTCAACCAACTGGAGAAAACAATTGGAGTTCCTTGAGTATATTACAAAACTAGCGCCTGAAGGCGAAACGGCACTCATCGTACGGCAGAAGCCAAAACTCAAAAACGGACAAATCGAACTGCACGCCGACGGGGCCGTAAAAGCCGTCTGGCCTGCGTTCTACCCCGACCACAAGCGCCGCGATGGCGAAGCATGGTACGGCAACACGGCGTCCTTCATTGTCGACCGCTTCACGGACGGCAAACCATCCGCCAGCGCCGCGAATTGCGAGTTCGTCTTGGTGATGGTCTTGGACGACGTCGGCGACCCTGTAAAGGCACCCAACAAACCGGCGCTGCCGCCGACGTGGATCATCGAGACGTCGGCCGGCTCGTTCCAGTGGGGCTACGCGTTCTCCGAGCAGCCCACGAAGGCCGACTACGCCGCCGCGATCAAGGCGATCATCAAGGCCGGCTATAGCGACCCAGGCGCCGGCAATCCGGTGCGCAACTTCCGCCTGCCCGGCTCGATTAACCTAAAACCCGGCCGCAATAACTTTGCCGCGCAGTTGATCGAGTTCGACCCGACGCGCGAGTACACGCTGGACGAAATCTGCACGGCATTAAACGTCGAGCCGGTGCCGGTGGAGTCGCTTGGCGTCTCGCCGATCAAACTCGCCGACGATGGTGGCGACGACGTCTTCGCATGGCTGGGCGACAACGGACTGGTGTTAACTAAACCCAATGCTGAGGGCTGGGCCGGCGTCATTTGCCCGAACAATGGCCAGCACACCGACGGCAACCCCGAAGGCCGCTATAACCCGTCCTCGCGGGCGTATTGCTGCCTGCACTCACACTGTATCGATTTGACGTCTGTTGATTTCCTGAGATGGGTAGCCCTTAACGGCGGGCCTGCGCGTCCGCCAGGCGTGCGGGATGAGCTGATCGCGTCGACCATGCATACCGCCTTGGCCCAGCTCGAGCCGACCGAGGAATTTCCCGATGTTGCGTCCGAGATCGTCGAGGCCACCGACCGCCGGCAGTCGGCCCGCGTCGAGCGCGAAGGCTGGTATGAGCGCTACGCCTACGTGATCGAGGACGAGGCTTATTTTGACCTGATCACACGTCTTGAGAAAACGCGCAGTGCGTTCAACGCGGTCTACCGGCATATCAACTGCACGTCGATTCACAATGGCCGCAAGATCGAAGCGTCCGTTTGCTTTGATGAGAACCGCGACGCGAAGGGCGCGCTGGCCTTAACCGGCATCACGTATGCGGCCGGCGAGAGCGTGGTTGTCGAGCGCAACGGCGCGCAGTACGGCAACCGCTGGCGCAACGCGCGGCCGGTGCCAGTGCCTGGTGACGCGTCCCCATGGCTCGCGCATGTCGAGCGCATGGTGCCGAACGAGGACGAGCGCGAGCATCTTTTGAACGTCCTGGCCTACAAGGTACAAAACCCGTCGGTCAAGATCAATCACGCGGTACTGGTAGGCGGTCAACCTGGCAGCGGTAAAGATACGATGCTCGCGCCGTTTTTCTGGGCCATTGGCGGCGACTCGAAAACCAACTGTAGCTTGGTGCGTAACGAAGAAATCACGTCCCAATGGGGCTATGCGCTCGAGTGTGAAGTCTTGGAGATCGCCGAGCTGCGTCAATCCGAAGCCCGCGATCGGCGCGCGCTTGAGAATGCGCTAAAGCCTATTATCGCGGCTCCGCCTGAGTTCTTACAGATCAATCGCAAGGGTTTGCACCCGTACATGGCCCCCAACCGCGTCCTGGTGGTGGCGTTTACTAACGAGCGGGCCGCCATCTCGATTCCAACTAATGACCGGCGATGGTTCTGTCTATGGTCTGACGCCGGCCGGCTACCGGAAGCCGACGCGCGGCGGCTTTGGACGTGGTACAAGCACGGCGGCGGGTTTGCGGCCGTTGCGTCTTGGTTGCACGATCGCGACGTGTCTGCGTTTAACCCAGGCGCCGCGCCGCCGATGACAGAAGCCAAGGCGATTATGATCGATCACGGCCGCAGCACGGCCGAGTCCTACCTAGTCGAACTCATCACCGGCCGAATCGGCGAGTTTGCCGCCGGCGTCGTCGCGTCGCCGTTCTATTCGCTTTGCGATCGGTTAGCAGGCGGCGCGCCGGCCGGCGTAAAAATCCCGCCGGTGGCGCTTTTGCACGCGCTCAGTGAAGCCGGCTGGGTTGACCTAGGCCGCGTCAATACGCGCGAGCATACAAGCAAAAAGCAACTATTCTGCGCGCCGGACATGGTAGACCGGCCGAAGGCCGAACTCCGACGCATGGTAGAGGAAAACCCTGCGCCGGCTTTGGTGCGGGTGAAATGAAAAAACCCTGCGCCGGCCCTTGGTTCCGTGCGCAGGGTAAAAGAGTGACGCTTGACGCGTCGCCGGCGGGAGCGAGCCGGCCCTATAATCGTCGCATAAGAATAAGCAAGGCGGCGAAAATTTTGATGATAACCATTAGTCACCCTCCGACAGATAATCGGCCGCTTCGCTTTCCAGGCGCTTAATCGTCGCGTCGTTCAAATAGTCCGCTATATCGGCCGGATTGTCGGCCACATGCGCGTGAACAATCCAAGCGGTGGCATTGAACCCGAGTTCAGGGTCGGCCGGTTCAAAATCAACCCACACTGAAAAAAGCACGTCGTCTAGCAGAATGTCGACATGCTGCAAATAGTGCGGATAGGCGCGCAGGTTTGATCCGGCCACTGCGCGCGCGTCGTCGCGTGCGTTATTCATTGTCTTCCCTCACTATTTTGTGAATGTCGATTACTGATTTGATAATAGTGAAAACATTGTCGCAATTACCGCCGGCTAAGATACCGGCGGCCATAATGAGCGCGGCCGCCGTGTCAGATTCGCTTAAACCTAGGTCTAACTCGGCAAATTCAATCAGCGCGTGCGCGTTTTCGTGTTGATTAACTAGTTTCATTCTGTCACCTCTTCAATCAAGGGCATTGTCGGATCGTATTCGGCCGCGCTTGTTTCGCTTGCGCCGTGATAATCGAGCGCCTGTAAACAATTGAGCGAATCGAATCGTTTTATATACTCGGCCGTCGACGTAACGCCGGCCGTGTAAACCGGAAATTTGCGGATATCTTTCGGCTTTTTAGGTTTCCAAGGTTTGCGCGCAAGCTTGGCTAATTCGAGCGGATCCCGATCAAATTTGACGCGATAGGTTGTTCCGTCAATCTGTATAGTTTGCATAATGTTAACTCTCCAAGTGTAGGCGATCCGCGCGGATCAGATTCGACGTCAATACGCGCGCCGGTATATCCGGCTCGCTCCAATCAATTGTCGCGATATCGAGCGCTTTCGATACTGGCGACAAACTAATGATGCGGCCGCGTGCGAAGGGTACAGGGCCGGTTAATTGGCCCGTCGCGCGCAAGAATTCGCGACGGTAGGTGACGACGTCGCCAAGCTTGAAAAGTGTGCTCATAGGTTTACCCTTTCCGATCAATAGTGGGCGCTTGGTACGCGCTCCAATAATGCAATTGTGCGTAGATCGGTTATCAATTCTTTGGCGCCGGTTTTGTACCATTGGCCGCCGATTTTGACGGCCAATTGTTCACCATAGAACCGCGCGCGCTCGGCCAATGTCGAGCCTGGTCTATCGATCAAGTGTTGCGGTTGCACGCTATAAACCGCGCGGTTTCCTGAATCGTCTAAAACGACGGAAAACGTAGAATTTGAAAGTGTAGGCATGATGAGCTCCAATAAATTAAGCGGCCAATTTGATTTTGATAACCTTGTTCATTTTGACGCCGTGCGCAGGGTACGCAATGACCTTGACGCGCTTGTCATAACAGGCGCGGCAAGGGCCACAAGCGCCGCCATTGTCATAAGCGCCGCACAATGTCATCCCGCGCTTGACGTCATCCGGCGTCGGTATGATGACGCTACCGTGCAAACCCTTGGTATATTGACCCGTGACTGAATCGCTAGAAAAGCGCACGGAAACATTCTTGAGCGCTTGCATTTCCGTTAACACTTGACGGAATTTTGGAAACTTATGCATGCGCGTCGGTAGCCAATGTTTCACCCATGGCGTGCGCTTCATTACTTCGAGAATCTTTTCCGCTAGCGCCAAGGTATACATATCGCCTGAATCGAACCATCGAAAATGCGTATCTTTTGACAATTCATTGACCATGTCATCCGCCCATGCCATGCGCTGCCAGTCTTCCTTATTGTGACGCCGCGGCGCTTTGACATTCTCAAAGCGATAGTTTCCGGTAGTGGCGTAGCAACCTGCGCACGCGTCGACGAGCACGCCAGGCGCCGCGATTGATCCTGGGCAAGTTTCAAGCGCTTGCAAAGACCAAGAGCGCACGCCGTCAAGTTTTGAAGTTACTGAGATTTTCATTTTTATAGGCTCCCGAATTGTTTAGAATGACATAATGAAAACGAGCATTACGTATAGCCAAGCGCCGATAAATAGCGCCGCGATCATCTCGAGAATTTTATTCATGGCCGCGCTCACTTTTGACAATGTAGCGGACATTCAGCGCCGCGATTAACGCAAAGCCGGCCGCGGCCGCGCCGGTAAACCATTGGAGCGCCGGCGCGCCGATATAGGTGAAATAGGCAAAGCAAAGCAATTCGAGCGCCGCGCCGCCGATAAAAAGCGCGGCCATTGACGCCTGAGAGTAGATATAAAAGATTCGGTTTAGTTTAGTCATTGTCAGCCTCTTAGTTACCAGATACGGATTTCATAATGACCCGCGCGCAGAGTTAACACGTAAGCGCGCCGGCCGGCCGCACGGGCCGCAAGCGCCGCGCGGTTTGCTTCGGTTTTCGTTGTCGCATATTGGTATGTGATCATCGTTTTAGCTCCCAGGATATCGTGACAATTGTCACGGTTTATGTCGCATTGTCGGCGCTCGCTCATTTGCGCTCGCCTTGAAAACCATTATAGCGACGAAATTCTAAATGTAAAGAATTTTTTTACATTCTTGATTAAATTAGTCAGGTATGTATCAAAATGCCTTACGATGCACGTCATGCACGTCATCATGCACGTCATGATTTTGGGACAAATGACGTGCATGTTTTCCTAGGCTGGGCGCGGCTTTTGGCCCTATGCAAGTCATGCACGTCATTAATTTTCAAGGTTGGCTAAAAACCATATAAGTGTTAAATTTGATCGGCCGCGCCGTGTAACATTTGGGGAGCGAGCGATTAAAAACGCATGACGTGCATGACGTGCATGACGTGCATACAATTTTGACAAGTATGCCAAAACCGCCCACATTAGCGCCGAAAAAGTTCCAAAGAAAATTGACGGAAAAACAACTATCAATATTATTGGCGGCCGGCGCCGGCAATACCACAAAAGGTCTTGACGTAGTGCTAAATTGCTATCAATTGCTTTTTAATGCTGGCGTCAAGAATGATGACAAATTAGCATTATTACTTTCGAATATGAGTCAATCGAATAGATGAGGGTTTTTTGCCTATAGATTGTCGGCCGCGCAGGTACCAGGAAAATGCACCCGCTCACCTTCATTCGTTACCAAAAAGTAAAATGCTATCGGTCCCAGGCTATTGATAGCCAACCCTCTCCCCAATAGTTCACCACTATCGCCGCGCAATTTGCGCCACATAAGCAGCATTATGTAAAACGCGCGCGGCCGGCCGTTAATAGCCTGTACCTATACCCTACCGATACCGCGCCGCGCGGCCGCTTGCGGTTATTTGCGTAAGTAAGTACTCACTAACCTGGCAGAATGTAGGCTGCATGCGGCTGATAGCGATAGTTAGTGCTCACTAACCTTGATGGGGGGGAGGGGGTCTGCTTGTCTTACTAAAATAGCGGCACCCTCCAACCCACAAAAAAAGCAAAAATGGCTACAATGCTTGCCAGCTTTCCACTTGGAGAAAAAGCGATGGCAACGGAATACAAAGCTCCGCGCAAACTGCCGATGACTGAGAGTCAGAAGTTGAAGGAGCTGCGCAAGATGATGATCGAGGGGCGCGGCAAGGCGGTCGTGCAGAAAATCCTCGATATTGCGTTAGATGATGGCCACCCTGGCCAGATGGCGGCGCTAAAGATGTGCGTCGACCGCACCCTGCCCATGAGCATGTTCGAAAAAGGCAACGGCCAGCGTAGCGCTGTTACCATCAATATCACCGGCTTAGACGGCGCGCCACTTCAGATCGGCGCATCCAGCACCCCCGAACCGCTGACGCTGGAGATGGAAAGCGTCGCGATCCCCCAAGGAGACAGCAATGGCTGACTGGCTTACCACCTACGAAAAGTTTAGAAGTACACCTTGGACGCCCACGAAACTGGCGCCAAAAGAAGAAAAAGAGTTTCAGAAATGGCTGCAAGGTACGCAACTGTTCAGCTCGGTTAAGCCTTACCTCGCGCAAGACGCAGGCGTTCCGCTAGAGAAGCTGAGTAATGAAAAAGCGCTAAAGCTAATGCTTGAGCAGCCCGACTACGATTACCGTGGCGCGTGGAAAGCGGGCGTGAAAGAGGTCATTAGCCCATACGACAACCGGCCGCACTGGCCATCCGCAACGCCGGAAGGACGCATGTTAAAAGACCCCAACCACCCGACCGCGTGGAAAGAGTTCTTTATGCAACAGTACGGCGAAGACCCGGACGCGTTAGGGCTAGACACGTATGAGAAAGCCCGTATGTGGCACATGCGACAGACGCCGACGATGTCGCTCGAGCCGGCGTTCATGTACAAAGACCCGTTCGGAGCGCCGGACTGATGGCCGATCTGAACTTTCAACTGCTGCCGTGGCAGCAGACGGTCTTCTCCGACCAGACGCGTTTTAAGGTCGTGGCGGCCGGACGCCGGTGCGGTAAATCGAGACTGGCGGCAACCACCTTGCTAATCGAGGGGCTGCGCTGCCCGCCCGGCTCCGCCGTGCTGTATGTCGCGCCCACCCAGGGCCAGGCGCGGCAGATTATCTGGAACGTGTTGCTCGACCTGGGGCGCGACGTGATCGCCAACAGTCACATCAACAACCAGGACATCACGCTCATCAACGGGGCGACCATTTACGTCAGAGGCGCTGACCGGCCTGACACCCTGCGCGGGGTGAGCTTGACCTACGCCGTGCTGGACGAAGTGGCGGATATCAAGCCCGAGGCGTGGGAGCAGGTCATTCGAGCGTCTTTGTCGGACAAGAAGGGGCGCGGGCTGTTCATCGGCACGCCCAAGGGGCGCAACTGGTTCCACGACTTGTACAAGTTGGGGCAGACGGACACGGACAGCGACTGGAAGAGCTGGCACTTCACGACCAAGGACAACCCGTTAATCGACCCGACCGAGATCGAGTCGGCGAAGAAAACCCTGTCGACGTTTGCTTTTAAGCAAGAATACATGGCCAGCTTTGATAACGCTGGCTCGGACGTGTTCAAGGAAGAGTGGATCAAGTACAGTGAAGAGCCGAGCTACGGTAGTTACTACGTGGCGGTGGACTTGGCGGGGTTTGAGGAAGTGGCCAAGCAGGCGGCGAATTCCAAGAAGCGGCTGGACGAGTCGGCGATCGCGATTGTCAAGGTGACGGAGGACGGCACCTGGTGGGTCAAGGAGATCCAACATGGGCGCTGGGACATCCGGGAGACGGCGGCGAAGATTCTGATGGCCATGCGCGACTACCGGCCCTTGAGTGTGGGGATCGAGCGGGGGGCGCTAAAGAACGCGGTTTTGCCGTATTTGAGTGACTTGATGCGGAAGAATAATGTATATTCGCACATAGTTGACCTGACGCATGGCAACCGAAAAAAAGCCGACCGGATAATCTGGGGACTCCAAGGTCGCTTCGAGCATGGCAGGATCGTGCTAAACGAAGATGGCGATTGGGAAACATTCCTCGACCAACTGCTGTTGTTTCCTGCGCAGGGCGTGCATGATGACCTGCCCGATGCATTGTCCTACATAGACCAGTTGGCCGTAACCTCTTACTTTGCGGACGACGCGGATGATGATTGGGAACCAATCGACGTGATCGCTGGAGTGTGAGATGGATCAAAACGACTTTGATCAGCCGGATGAGGCCGATAAAGAGTTAGTTGCTTTTGTTACCGACCATTGTGATCGGTGGCGTACCTACCGAGATATCAATTTCCTGCCGAGCTGGGAAGAATACGAGCGTATCTTCCGTGGCGAATGGGCAGTCGAAGACAAGACCCGCGATTCCGAACGCTCCCGCCTGGTCACACCGATGACGCAGCAGGCGGTGGAGACACGCCACGCCGAGGTCATGGAGGCGATCTTTGGTTCGGGCGAGTACTTCGACATCGAAGACGACTTGAAGGACATCGACGGCAGTCCGCTGGATGTTGAGATGATCAAGCGCCAGTTGATGGAAGACTTCAAGAAGGACAAGATCAGGAAGTCTATCGATCATATCGAGTTGTTAGCTGAAATCTATGGCACCGGTATCGGTGAGATCGTCGTCGGCATGGAGAAGGAATACATCCCTGCCACGCAGGCGATTCCAGGCCAAATGGGCCAAGCAGCGATTGGCGTGATCGAGAAGCCGCGCGTGTCGGTGAAACTGGTGCCGGTCAACCCGAAGAACTTCTTGTTTGACCCCAACGGCACGACGATTGACGACTGCATGGGCGTGGCGATTGAGAAGTATGTCTCGATCCACAAGGTCGTGCGCAACATCGAGCGCGGCATCTACCGCAAGGTCAACATCACACCGACGTATGAAGAGACTGATCTGGAGCCGACGCAAGAGATCAGTCAGTACCAAGATGAGAAGGTCAAGCTACTGACCTACTATGGTCTGGTGCCGCGTGAGTATCTGACGGGCAACGACGAAGACGTGGTCGAGCTGTTCCCCGAGGACTCGGCGGCGGAAGATTATCAGGACATGGTCGAGGCGATCGTTGTGATTGCCAACGACGGACTGCTGTTGAAGGCCGAAGAAAATCCGTACATGATGAAGGATCGCCCTGTGCTGTCCTATCAAGATGATACGGTGCCGAATCGTCTGCTGGGCCGCGGGACGATCGAGAAGGCGTACAACATGCAGAAGGCGATTGACGCCGAAGTGCGCTCGCACCTGGATGGTCTGGCGCTGACCTCTGCACCGATGATGGCGATGGATGCGACGCGTCTGCCGCGCGGCGCGAAGTTTGAAGTGCGTCCAGGCAAGGCGATTCTGACGAACGGCAACCCGAACGAGATTTTGTTCCCGTTCAAGTTTGGTCAGTCGTCGGGCGACAATCTGGCCACCGCCCAGCGGTTCGAAACGATGCTGTTGCAGGCAACAGGTACGTTGGATAGCCAAGGTATGGTCAGTCAAGTGGCGCGTGATGGTGGCAATGCGGGCATGTCGATGGCTGTTGCTTCGATCATCAAGAAGTACAAGCGCACGCTGGTCAACTTCCAAGAAGATTTCTTGATGCCGTTCATCAAGAAGGCGTCGTTTAGATACATGCAGTTCGATCCCGAGCGGTATCCGTCGGTCGATATGAACTTCATCCCGACAGCTACCTTGGGCATCATTGCGCGTGAGTACGAGCAAGCGCAGTTTATTGCGCTCTTGCAGACACTTGGCCCCGATACACCGGTGCTGCCGCTAATTTTGAAGGGTATTGTGGCCAACAGCTCGCTGTCGAACCGCATGGAGTTGATGGAGTCGTTGTCGCAGATGGCCCAGCCGAACCCAGAACAGCTAGCGGTACAGCAGATGCAGCAGCAATTAGCGGTACAAGCGGCGCAAGCACAGATCGCGGTTAATCAGACGCAAGCCGAACAGAACCGTGCGGAAGCTACGAAGACGTTGATTGAGGCCAGATTGAAGCCGGTCGAGGCCGAAGCGAAGATTATGGCCGCCAACACGCAGAATCTGCCGACGAATGACGAGCTGGCCAGCAAAGAGTTCGACAAACGCGTCAAGATTGCCGAATTGATGTTGAAAGAAGCCGACATCAAGAACAAATCGAAGATCGTTGAACTGCAAATGGCTGACAAGCAGAACAAAATCAGCGGTATGGAAGAGGATTTCTTGGAAGAATTGACCAAGGAGCTGTCGAATGGACGTTGAAAGCCTCGCCAAACAGCTCATTCTTCAAAATATGACGCCAGAGCAGCAGAATGCTGTTCTGGAGTCGGTTCGAGCATCGCTGCTTGAGGCAAGAAACAACCAAAAACGACGTGTCAGTGAGAACGTCGGCATGGTGGTCGATGCGCTAAAGAAGATCGAGGCGGACATTCGCGCTAAGTACGACGATTTAGGCAATCAGATCACCACACGCGTTAATTCGATCAAAGACGGCCGCGATGGCATCGATGGTCGAGACGGTAAAGACGGTAAAGATGGTCGTCCTGGCCGTGATGGAGCCGCTGGGCCGATGGGGCCGGCAGGCCGCGACGGTCGTGATGGTGTCGACGGTGAAGATGGTGTGTCGGTCATCGATGCAAAGATTGACTTTGACGGTTCGCTCGTCATTACACTATCAAATGGCCGTGAGATTAACGTCGGTGAGGTTGTCGCACCTGATTTGGCCGAGCGCATTAAGGTCATCACGAACGGTGGCGGTACGTCGCAGACAGTGATTGATGCATTAGCGTCGTTGCAAGCGCAGATCGATGCGCTAGGCGATCTGGTCTATGACGGTACGTGGAATGCATCGACGAACACACCGACACTAGCCTCCGGCGTAGGTAATTCAGGCCACTACTACATTGTGTCGGTCGCTGGCACAACGAATCTAGACGGCATCACAGATTGGCAACCGGGCGACTGGGTAATCTTCAACGGCACCGAGTGGCAGAAGATAGATCAGAGTTGGGCGACAGCCGGCGCTAACAGCAATATCACGTCGATGACGGGGTTGACTGGTGGTATTTCAACGCCAGATTTCGTTCAATTCGACACTACTGCAACGGTTACGAATGCCGCAGGCCGACTGTACTGGGACGACACACAAAAGACGCTAACAGTTGGTTTGAACGCCAACATTTCGGCGGACATTGGCCAAACGCTTTACGCGTATGCGACGAACGACGAAGCGATCACGATCAATAAAGGTCAACCGGTCTACATGTTCGCCGCGCAAGGCGATCGGGTGTCGGTCAAACTTGCGTACAACACGGGCGACGCTACCTCCGCGAAGACGCTAGGCATTTGCGCAGAAAATATCGCCGCAGGACAAGCAGGTCTCATTCTTTGCCAAGGTGTGCAAGACGGTTTAGACATGAGCGCCTACAGCCCAGGCGACACACTATATCTGGGCGCGACTGCTGGCACGCTGACTAATGTGAAGCCGTACGCACCAAATCATTTGGTGTATATCGGCGTGGTTGAACGTGCTAATGCAGGTAACGGTCGACTGTACGTGCGCGTGCAGAACGGCTATGAGATGGATGAGCTGCACAACGTCTCTGCGCAGAACCCCTCTAATGGTCAGGTGCTGATCTATAACGCATCGACTAGTCTGTGGGAGAAAAACACTCTTACTGACGGTACGGCAATCAGCATCACCGAAGGCCCAGGGTCGATCACGATTAACAATACTGGTGTTACTAGCGCTACCGCAGGCACAGGCATTTCTGTGTCGGGTAGCACTGGCTCCGTGACGTTTACTAATACTGGCGTCACAAGTCTTACCGGCACCGCAAATGAGGTTGACGTATCGGCGAGTACTGGATCGGTCACACTTAGTTTGCCGTCCACGATTAATGCTAATACGACAGGTCAAGCGGGCAGCGTTGCTAATGCTTTGACTGCCGGCACGGGGATTTCGTACAGCACTGGATCGACCTACAACGGCTCGACGGCTATTACGATTAATAATTCTGCGCCTGATCAAGTAGTGGCGTTAACTGGCGGCACTGGCATTAGTACGTCAGGCACGTACCCTAACTTTACGATTACCAACTCTGCGCCTGATCAAGTAGTGGGTTTAACGGCTGGTACGGGTATTAGTACTAGTGGTACGTATCCAAATTTCACCATCACTAACTCTGCGCCTGATCAAACGGTGTCGTTGACAGGTGCTGGTACGACTAGCATCACAGGTACGTACCCTAACTTTACGATCACATCGAACGATCAATACGCCGGCACAGTAACAAGTGTGGGAGGTACTGGCACAGTCAACGGTATTAGCTTAACTGGTACCGTAACTTCTAGCGGCAGTTTGACATTAGGTGGCACGTTAACGGGCGTTGACTTAACGTCGCAAGTAACAGGTACGCTGCCGATTGCTAATGGCGGTACAGGCCAGACTACTCGCCAGGCGGCTATGGACGCATTGGCCGGCGCAGTTACATCCGGCTTCTATTTGCGCGGCGATGGAACTGACGTCGTCATGTCGGCCATTCAAGCGGCCGACGTACCGACGTTAAATCAGAATACGACGGGCAGCGCCGCGACATTAACTACCGCTAGAGCTATACAAACAAACCTTGCCAGCACTTCATCGGCATCGTTTAATGGTTCAGCAGATATTACGCCAGGTGTTACTGGAACATTAGCGGTGGCTAATGGCGGCACAGGGCAGACGTCTTACACGGACGGTCAACTTTTAATCGGTAACTCAACAGGTAATACACTTGCCAAAGCCACGTTAACTGCTGGGTCAGGTATCAGCATAACGAACGGCGCGGGTTCGATTACGATTGCGGCATCTGGTGGCGGTGGTGGGTCTGGAACAGTGACCAGCGTATCTGCTGGCGCTGGCATGAACTTTACTACCATTACGACTAGCGGTTCAGTTGCAATGGGTACGCCGAGTACTCTCACCAATACAACAACAAATTCTGCGTCTGGCACAACGCATACACATGAGCTTACTGGTGAGCTTGTTGAAACTACTTCAGGAAGCGCGCTTTATTATGGCGCAAGAGCCTTTGTAAACTTTAACGGAACCGGAACTATTGCTATTAGAGCGTCTCAGAACGTGTCAAGTATTACAGATAACGGCACAGGAGACTACACGATAAACTTTAGTACAGCTATAGGAAGCGCAGACTATGCCGCACCTGCGTCTGGCGAAAACACCATAGGCGCAACGAGAAACGGGCCGTCAGTCATTAACTACCATACGTTTGCTTCTGGCTCTCTAAGAATATTAACTAACGATAACGCAGGTTCAGCACTTGATTTTCAGATAGTGAACGTAGCTATATTTAGGTAAAAAGTAGCCATGGACAAACGAATTGTTTACTTAAACGATGAAGGCGGTATTTCTATCATCGTTCCAATCGAATCCGTCGAAGCCGCGATGAAAGATATTCCTAGCGGAAAACCGTATTACATTATTGATGTGGCTGATGTTCCGAGTGATCGTGAATTTCGTAGTGCTTGGACTGTTGACTTTACTGGTGCTGAGATAAAAGCATGATTACGATTGATTTTACAAAAGCTAAAGAAACCACAAAAAATAGGCTTCGTGCTGAACGAATACCTTTGCTTGCCGCACAGGATATTGCTTTTCAACGAGCATTAGAGTCCGGCGCAGACACTACAGCTATAGTTGCCGAAAAACAGCGGTTAAGAGACATCACTAATCTTGTAGATGCTTGCACTACGTTAGATGAACTCAGTGCATTAAAAGCCTAGCCATATTTATGACGCCTGAATTGCAAAAATACTATGAAGATCGGTTCTCCATGATGGCCACACCTGGGTGGGCCGATCTGCTAGATGATGTTGACAAAATAATAGCGACGTTGCAGGATATTTCCACCATTGACGGTGAGAAAGATTTACAATTTAAGAAAGGCGAATTGTCTATTCTGACTTGGCTGAGAAACCTAAAAACGGTCAGCGAACAAGCCTATGAGGACTTAAATGCGCAGGATGTATGATTTCCGCTGCGAAAGCGGCGAAAAAATTGAACGACTGGCAACATTCGATGAGCAAGTCGTTAGTTGTAAGTGTGGCAAGTCAGCCCGCCGCACATTATCAGTTCCGAAGTTTAAGTTGGAGGGGTGGTCGGGAGCTTTCCCGACGGCGTATCATCAATTTGACCGCAAACACCGCGAAAAGTTAGAATCGGAACGCAAAGCGAACGGATAAGCATTTTTGCCCCGTTTATGTTTAATCCTGGGAACCAAAAGATGGCAGGAAAAGGAATCACGACATGTTGATAGATAGAGACCCCGAGACGCCTAGCGAGTTGGAGGCAGAAGAAGCGAAACTACCCGAAGCAGTACCTGATGCCAAACCGGAATTACCGGATCGGTACCGAAACAAGTCGCTTGAGGACATCATTAAGATGCATCAAGAGGCGGAAAAAGTGATCGGACGCCAGGCGCAGGAAGTCGGGGAAGTGCGGAAACTGGCCGACGAGCTGATCAAGCAGAATCTTGGCGCTAAATCGCAACCTGTTGAAAAAGAAGAGCCGGAAGTAGACTTCTTTGAAGACCCGAAAAAGGCGATTCATAAGACGATCGAAACGCACCCGGATGTTCTGGCCGCCCGCGAGGCGAGCGCCCAGTTCAGACTGTTGCAGGCCAAGCAAAAGCTCGCGCAAAGCCATCCTGACTATGAGCAGGTTGTGCAAAACGAGGACTTTACGAACTGGGTGAAATCTTCACCCGTGCGTATCGGCCTCTACGCCAAAGCGGATGCTGAAGCTGATTTCGATGCGGCAAATGAGTTGCTGAGTACCTACAAGGAACTGCGTGGGGTTCGTACTAAGCAAGTGGAACAGCAGGCAACTGCCGCCCGCCAGCAGACGATGAAAGCCGCGCAAGTAGACAGTGGGGGTACCGGGGAGAGTTCGAAGCGAGTTTACCGACGTGCTGACCTTATTCGGCTGAAAATGACCGACCCAGCGCGTTATGACGCCTTGTCTGATGAGATTATGGCGGCGTATGCGGAGGGTCGTGTGAAATGACCTTTTGATACTTAGGAGTTAGACATGGCAAATACCGCATTTAGCCCAGCAAATAGCGTTACCCCAACAACAGCAGCAACCTTCATTCCAGAGATTTGGAGTGATGAAATTGTTGCCGCCTATAAGAAGAACCTCGTTCTGGCCAACTTGGTCATGAAGATGAACTTCCGTGGCAAGAAGGGTGACACCGTTCATATCCCTGCACCGACCCGTGGTTCGGCTTCGGCTAAAGTGTCCACCGACGCTGTTACGCTGATTGCTGCAAACGAGTCTGAAGTTCAAGTGTCGATCAACAAGCACTATGAGTACAGCCGCTTGATCGAAGACATCGTCGAAGCTCAAGCCCTGAACAGCCTGCGTCAGTTTTACACTGCCGACGCTGGTTACGCTCTGGCTCGCCAGGTTGATACTGACCTGATCCAGCTCGGCCGCGCTTTCAACGGTGCAACTATCGGCACCAACGACTACGCTACAAGCAATACCTCCACCAAAGCCTTCATCGGTTCGGACGGCACCACTGCGTACAACTCGACTTCGTCGAACGCGGCTGCACTAACTGATGCTGCTATCCGCCGCACGATCCAGCGCCTGGATGACAACGACACCCCAATGGATGGTCGTTTCTTCATCATCCCACCATCATCGCGTAACACGTTGATGGGTCTGGCTCGCTACACCGAACAAGCCTTCGTGGGCGACGGCAACGCCATCCGCAACGGTGAGATCGGCAACCTGTACGGTATCCCTGTGTTCGTGACCTCCAATGCCGACTTCGGTGCTGGTAACTCGGGCGCTGACCGTATCTGCCTGATGGGTCATCGTGACTCGATGGTGCTGGTTGAGCAGATGGCTATCCGTTCGCAGACTCAGTACAAGCAGGAATACCTCGGTACCCTGTTCACGGCTGACACGCTGTACGGTGTTAAGGCAATGCGTACGGCAGCTACTGTCGGCGCGGCGCTCTCTTCGTCGGCATTCGCTCTGGCAGTTCCGGCCTAATTAAATTCCCCCGGCCGCTGGTCGGGGGATTTTCAACCTAATTAGGAGAACATCATGGCAAATGCAACTTCCGTGACCGTTCGTGCTGGCGATGACCAGTTTCGCGGTCTTTACTCCAATACTTGGCTGGTTAGCGCCACGCTGAACGCAGACAGTTTGTCTGACGGCGCGGGGGATACCGACACCGTAGCTGTTCCAGGCGTTGCCTTGGGCGACATGGTGCTGAGTGCTTCTCTAGCCGTTGATGTAGCAGGTCTGATTGTGACTGGTTACGTTAGCGCAGCTAATACCGTTAGCATCCGTTTCCAAAACGAAACTGGCGGCACTGTCGACTTGGCTTCTGCCACGTTGCGTTTGGTCGTCGTTCGTTCGTTGGCGTAATACCCAGGGGCTTCGGCCCCTGTTTTCACTTCTGGAGGCACCATGGTCGCGACATTCCGCTGTTTGCAAAGCGGGCAAACTGTTACGTTTACGCTCCAGCACGACATTGACAGTATGAAGGGCCACGCTGGCTACGTTCGTATTGACGACGACGCGCCGGTCGAGGATTCATCCCACACAGTAGTCATGCGACCGCCTGAAGTAGCTCGGCGGCCGGGACGACCAAGGAAGATGGAAAATGTCTGACATTGATCCAAGAGAATTTGGGAAATTGGAAGCCCAAGTCGAAGCCTTACAGAAGGAAGTCCACGCGCTGCGCGACGACGTCAAGCAGTTGCTGGAAATGGCCAACAAGTCCAAAGGTGGACTTTGGGTTGGCATGTCGGTCGCGTCTGCCATCGGCGGCGTGATCACGTTTGTTGCAGATCGACTCTTTTTTAAGGGGTGACATCATGCCAATGGTTGACGGAAAGAAGTACCCATACACGAAGAAAGGCAAGCAAGCTGCCGCTTCGGCCAAGATTAGCAAGCTGCGCAAAGAAGGCTACCCACAGAAACAAGCGGTGGCCATTGGTCTTAGCATGGCCGGTTTGGCCAAGAAAAAGGCTAAAAAATGAAGTCGCCGGTCTGGGATAAGAAACGGCCTAAAGGTCTAGGGCCGCCCAAGCCGTTGTCGCCTGCCAAGAAGACGGCGGCGAAGAAGATGGCCAAGGCCGCCGGTCGACCCTACCCGAACCTGATCGACAACATGCGAGCAGCGAGGAAAAAATGAAGACACCTGCCTGGCAGCGAAAAGCCGGTCAAAACCCAAAGGGCGGCTTGAACGCTACAGGCCGCGCGTCTTATAATGCAGCAACAGGGGGAACCCTGAAAGCGCCAGTCAAATCTGGCGACAACCCACGACGAGCTTCTTTTCTCGCCAGGATGGGCAACATGCCCGGCCCCGAGTTCAAGGATGGCAAGCCTACACGGCTCTTGCTCTCTTTGAAAGCCTGGGGCGCATCCTCCAAGGCGGACGCAAAGGCAAAAGCTAGCGCTATATCCGCAAGGAATAAGGCGAAAAGCAAATGACCTACTTAGAACTCGTCAACGATGTGCTGATCCGCCTGCGAGAGCAGACGGTATCGACCGTCGGTCTGACCACATACTCCACGCTAATTGGTAAGTTCGTCAACGACGCCAAGCGCCAGATCGAAGACGCCTACGATTGGAACGCGCTCGGCACCGAAGTGACGGTGACGACTTCCGCAAGTGTGTACGAATACGCTCTGACTGGTGCTGGTCAGAAGTTCCGCGTAAGCAGTGAGCCGCTCAACACGACGTCCAACGTCGTGATGCAGAATATCTCAGTTGGAGATATGCGTAGAAAGCAGAACCTCCAGCCGTTTGTAGATTCCGTGCCGACACAATACTGTTTTGAAGGCGTCGACAATAGCGGCGACGCTAAAGTGCAGCTATGGGGTCGCCCTAACGGCGTCTACACCATTAAGTTCTTTTTGACTGTGCCGCAGGCGGTATTGTCGTCGGACTCGACGATGGTGCTAGTGCCAGACGTGCTAGTCGCCCAGAATGCTTACGCCAGAGCGTTGGTTGAGCGCGGCGAAGATGGCGGTCTAAATTCCTCAGAAGCATATGCGCTCTACAGAAGCATGCTGTCTGACTATATAGCGCTGGAAGCCACGCGCTTCCCCGAGATGCAGGAGTTTGTGCCGACATGAGCCAAGCGCTACAGGTCAATACGATTTCTGCACCAGGCTTTTACGGCCTGAACACCCAAGATTCGCCGCTTGATTTATCCGCCGGATTTGCCTTGCAGGCAAATAACTGCGTCATCGATCAGTACGGCAGAATCGGCGCGCGTAAGGGCTGGTCAAGAGTTAATTCATCCTCGGGCAACTTGGGCGCGAACAATGTTACCGTCATTCATGAGCTAGTTGGTGCGGACGGCACATATACCGTTTTGTTCGCAGGCAATAACAAACTGTTTAAGCTAGACGGAAGTAACGCTGTTGTTGAGCTGACTTATGGCGGTGGGGGGACTGCCCCAACAATTAGCGCGAGTAATTGGCATTGCGCTTCGCTAAACGGCATCACGTATTTTTTTCAAAGTGGTTACGATCCGTTAATTTACGATCCAGCAGTAAGCAGCACGACCTACCGCCGCGTCAGTGAGAAAACAGGCTACGCGGCTACAGTGCCGCAAGCTGATATCGTAATTTCTGCCTACGGACGTCTGTGGGCGGCGAATACGGCAAGCAACAAACAAACTCTGTATTTTTCTGATCTAACCGCCGGACACGTATGGTCAACCGGCACGGCCGGATCACTTAACGTTAATACCGTATGGCCAAACGGGCCGGATGAAATTACCGCTTTAGCTGCGCATAACGGCTTTTTGTTCATATTCGGTAAGCGCCAGATTCTTGTGTACCAAGGTGCGACAGCGCCGTCGACGATGTCGCTATATGACACGGTAGGGGGTATCGGCTGTATCTCCCGTGACTCGGTGCAGAACACTAATACAGACGTTGTTTTCCTATCAAACAGTGGCGTGCGCTCCGTGCTGCGCACCATTCAAGAAAAGTCCGCGCCGTTTCGTGATCTTAGTAAGAATGTTCGCAACGACCTTGTCCAAGCAGCGGCTGGCGAGGCGGCAGGCAACATCAAAGCGGTATATTCCGAGCTGAATGCGTTTTACCTAATTACGTTTCCGACGGCTAGTATTGCCTACGTATTTGATACGCGCGGCGTACTAGATGACGGTTCCTCAAGAGTAACTACGTGGACTGACAACATACCTACTGCGCTTTTATCCCGGCGCAACGGCGATTTGTTGTTTGGGAAAACAGGGTATATCGGCAAGTACAACACGTACTTAGACGATACTTCTACCTATCGCTTTTCTTACTACACAAATCAAGCAGACTTAGGCGACCAAAACATAACGTCGATAATTAAACGTATTGGTGTGGTAGTCATTGGCGGAACGAACCAGGCGCTAACAGTTAAGTGGGCTTTTGACTTTACTGAAAATTTTTACTCTCAGAACGTACAGATACCGACACAAGGTGTGTCCGAATACGGTATTGCTGAGTACGGCGCGAATGGTGTTCCGGTGGCGCAATATAGCGGCGGTATTGCCTTGCAAACGCTTTACGCGCAAGGTACCGGATCAGGACGTATCGTGCAGACAGGTTACGAAGCGGAAATAAATTCTTCGGAACTGTCTATACAGAAAATTGAAATCCTTAGCAAGAATGGGCGGGTGCTATGACTAACTACGTAAAAAGTACAGATTTCGCGGCAAAAGATGCTTTAGCGTCAGGCAACGGCAATAAGATTGTCAAAGGCACTGAAATTGACACGGAGTTCAACAATATTGCTACGGCGGTCGCGACTAAAGCTGATCTTGCGTCTCCGACGTTTACCGGCACCGTTACTGCGGGGACGTTAGCTGCGGGGACAGCGACCGTTACTTCCTTAACCGCAACGATTGTTGGTGGGTCTATATCTGGGATAACTGATTTAGCTATTGTTGACGGAGGGACTGGCGCATCGACTGCTGCAAATGCCAGAGCAAATTTAGGGACTGTTGCGGATACAGCGTCTAACGGCATAGCTGTTAGAACTTCCGCTAATACGTTAACGCCGAGAACGATTACTGCTGGAACTGGTATTACGGTAACTGACGGCGACGGCGTATCTGGAAACCCGACGATTGCTAACGGTGGTGTTACTAGCGTCAATGGTAGTACTGGCGCGATAACAATGTTTGAGTGTAAAGCATGGGTAAGTTTTGATGGCACTACTACCCCACCAACTATTAGGGGCAGCGGTAACATTGCAAGCGTGGCGGTAACAGCGGGGCAGCCTAACGGGGACTATACGATCACTTTTACAAACGCAATGGCTGACGCTAATTACGCTGCTATTTGTACTGGCGATATTGCTACTGGCACTACCCAAAATGCGCCGCCGCAAATCAACATACACACCGTTTCTGCTGGTTCGTTAAGGATAATGACTGTCGATGGCGCAGCTAGTAGAGTAGGGTATCAAATGGTCAATATTGCTATTTTTAGGTAAGCGATGCAGGTCGACCTTTTGCTCAACGGTATAGTCCATCATTTTTCTGATGGGCTGTACGCAAAAGAGATTTATGTTAAAGCTGGGCAAGCGATATTGAAGCATACGCATGATTTCAGCCATCTGTCGATTTTGGCTAGAGGTAAGGTAGCAGTGCTGGTGGGCGACGAGATTCAGATTATCAACGCGCCAGCATGTTTAGAAATTAAGGCAGGCGTCACGCACGGCGTGAAAGCCATTGAAGATTGTGTTTGGTATTGCATCCACGCGACTGACGAGAAAGACCCAGCCAAAGTGGACAACGTGTTGATTAAAGGAGAGTAACATGCCTATTACTGCTGCGGCCATAATGACGGGTGGAAACCTACTTGGTGGCGCGTTGCAGTCGCGTTCGGCTAGAAAAGCTGCTGCGCAAGCAGCGGCGTCTAACATAGAAGCTGCGCGGATTGCTGCGGAGGAAGCGCGTTTTCGTCCTGTAGGCGTTACGACACGTTTTGGCGCTAGTCAATTTAACTATGGCCCAAGCGGCCGCGTGGCTGCCGCGTCGTATCAACTTTCACCTGAACTACGCGCTTTTCAAGATGAACTACTCGGGTTAGGCGGCGAAACAGGGTTAAATCTTGCCGCTGCTGCGCCAGGGCTATACGCACCGATGGCAGACGCTTCGGGGCGGTTGTTTCAGTTAGGGCAGCAATATCTGGCTGAGTCGCCTGCCGATGTAGCACAACGCTACATGACGTCGCAGCTCGACATCTTGGCACCGCAGCGCGAGCGTACTTTAGCTGAACTGCGTAACCGAGAGTTCCAAGCAGGTCGCACAGGTTTAGCTGTCGGTGCAACTGGTCTGCGTCCTGGCGGGGGTGCGGGGCTAGTAGCAACAAACCCCGAGATGGAGGCGTACTACAACGCGCTCGCGCAGCAGGATGCCGAGTTGGCAGCTAGAGCGCAGGAGCAAGGTCAACGTCAGTTAGCTTTCGGCACTACGCTGTTTGGTACTGGTGCTGATTTGCTAGGTGGGTATCAGCGCGGTTTGGTTGGCTCACTTGCGCCGTTTCAATCCTATCTTGGCGCAGCGGGCGATATCGAGGCGCTTGGTCAACAGGCATTGGATATCGGCGCGCAATTGGGCGGCCGTCAAGCATCGCCAGCAGGCGCGCAAGCACTGTTAAGCGGCGGGCAACGTGCAGCAGATATTCAAATGCAAGCGGGTATGCTGAACCCAACGGCTGACTTTTTGCAAGGTTTAGGTAGCACACGGACTAGTCAAGACTTCGCGTCTATGTTAGGCCGAGAGTTGAGAGGTCTGTTTAGCGGCGGAAGTAGCGGCCCAGCCTACAACCGGACGTATTTAACAAGCGAAAACGCCGGAAATAGCCCCTTTATAAACTACTACGGCAACATTTTTGGTAACAACAGGCAAGACTCTTCGTTGTTCGGAATATAGGAGCCATCATGGCAAGCGAAATCTTAGGTTTGTTCACTTCGCCGGAAGATTACCAGCAGCAACGCGATTTGATGATGCAGCGTCAGGCGGCGGAAATGGCGCGGCTCGATCCGTTTCAGAGCATTCGATACAACGCGATCCGTGCGGGTCAGCGGTTCGGGCAAGGTTTGGCAAGCGTCCTGGGTGCGGAAGACCCGCAGTTGCGCATGATCAGCGCGCGTCAGTCGGCCTTACGCGGTATCAACTTAGGCGACCCCGAGTCGATATTCACTGCCGCCCAACAACTCGCCGATGCAGGCGATCAGCAAGGCGCATTGACGCTAGCCGACTACGGCCGCAAAGCGCAGGCCGACGCGGCGTTGGTGGCGCAACGTCAGCGTGAAGGACGTGTAGCAAATGAGCCAGAGAAGGTTCGGATTGCAAGGACTCGTGCTGATCTAATGCAAAAGCGCCGCGAGATAGAAGCATTGCCTCCTGATGCGGAAGGCCGCGATCGAGCGTTGCAGATGGTTAACGATACATTAGCCGGTCTGCCGGAAACAGACGACGTGCCGAAGTTTGGTGAAAAAGTAGAGGGTAAGTCGTTTGAGCTGTTCGACAAACCTTACTCACAATTAACGACTGCGGAACGAAAGTCTGTAAACGACGCGATACGCGTCGAGGGCGAGAAAGCGGATAAAGCGCCGGCATATGGCACCGATCGAGAAGCCGAATCTATGGCTAGGTATGGAAAACGGTTTGGTGAATTGACCCAAACACAACAGGCAGCAGTAAACAGAGCAGTTGATCAGCAAGCGGAAAAGGTTGCGCCTAGGTTTAGCATGACAGGGCAAAAAGAGCCGATTGACATACCGAAATACCGCAAAACTTTATTGGAATCTTTGGATCCGTATAAGTCTACTATCGACGCGGGCGATAACGCTATAGTTTTGCTTAATCAAGCTAAAGCTACTAACAATGCATCGTCGTTTAACGCTGGTATTACTGAGCTGGCAAAAATGACTCAAGGTGGTGGTCGGTTGAGTAATCAAGACGTGGAACTTGCACGTAAAGACCCGGCGCTAATCAGCCGAGCTACGGATATGATAGCTAACGCAGTATTTGGCCGCCCATCTAAATACACAATAGACGACATACTTAGTACTGTAAACACTTTGCGTGAAGTAGCTGCTAACAAATACTCTAGAGAAATTACTAAACAACGCAAAATTGCTGCTAAAGCCAAAATTGATGAAGATACTATTAACATATTGTTTGATGATACGGCAATACCTACAGTACCTTCAGTAGGAAAATCCGGCACAGGCGCTAAACAGAAGTCTTGGTCTGACTTGCCTGAAAAGAAATAAGGGTGTTCAAAAATGAATATCACACTCCCAAATGGCAACGTAATTACTGATGTACCTGATAACGCCACTAAAGAGCAAGTTAAAGAACGGGCTATTGGGCTAGGTCTTGCTACCGAAGCAGATTTTGGCGACTACCGTGTCGAGGCTGCCCAGCGCGGTGTGACAGGCACGTTGGGTGCCGCCACAGGCGTTAGTCAGATGATCTCGGACTACCTGACACGGCTTAATCTGAACCCCTACGAATTAGGTTCCCGTCTTGCGGGTCTGCGACCTGAAGTGCCTGCGGCGACGCCCGGCGAGTCGTTCAGACGCGGTCAGGCTGCGGTGACGGAGCCTTCTGCTCGACTGTTCTCAGCGTTAGGTATGCCGATGACGGGCGCGCTACCGCAGACGTTTGGTGAGCGCGTAGTAGCCACAGGTATTGAAGCGGTGACTGATCCTGCGTCTTACTTGTTCCCACCATTGGCCGCAGTGCGCCGTATGGGCGTCCCTGCGCAAGTTGTCGCTCGTCCAGCCGAACAGTTTATCGTTGGCACTGGCGCTGAAACCGGCGGCACTGCTGGCGAAGCCGTTGGTGGCACGCCTGGCCGCGTTGTCGGTTCGCTATTCGGCGGTATGGGCGCGGGTTACGTAGCAGGCACTGGCTTAAAGACCGGCCCATTGGTTGGTAAGGGTTACGACAAGGCGAAGGAAGTTGTCGACAAGTTGCGCGGCGTGCAGCCAGAGAACGAACTGCTACGTGATGTTGATAGCCGTATCAATAACATCTTTATCGCAGCCGGCGCGGCCGATCCCAACTTCCTGACCACACTGCAAAACGCAGCCAAGGCACAAGAGGGCGTTTCTTTGAAAGCGCCCGGCAGTCCACGCGTGCAGATGCCGATTAGCGCGCTGATGGCCGACAACCCGGTCATCATCAGTTTCATTGAGAACCTGTCGTCGCGTGATCCGGTCTTCAAGGCCAAGTATGGCGAACAGTTTGCGCGTGCCAAGACTGATCTGCGCGCTAACCAAATCCGTCTGTTTGGCGATCCATCCAAAGTTGAGCTGTCGTCATTGAAGCCGGAAGAGCTGGCGGTAATCACGGGCGCGACTGAAAAGTCCGTTCAGCGTCAGGTGCGCTCGCTCGATCAACAAATCGCCGACGCCTACAACGCGCCGGTGCTTGATCCTAATGCATTCGGCGCTCGGATTGAAAAGTTGGTCGCCGACAAAGAGAAGAAAGCAATTGCTGAAGTACGTCCGCTTTACACCGAGGCGTTCAACATTGCCGCCGCTAAAGGCGTGACGTTGCCTGCTTCGTCGGTGGACGACATCTACAATTTTGTCGCAGGTACGCAAGCGTCGGACATCTTCAAGACATTCCCAAACATCTATAACAAAGTGCGCTCGCGCTTCCGTCCAGCGGAAACCGAACCGAGCGCCATTTTGACCGCAGAAGGTGTGCCTGCCACGCCAGCAGGCGTCAAGTTTGCCGAAGCGACCGTTGAGGACTTGGATTCGCTGAAGCGCGAGATCAACAAGCAACTGCGCAAGGCGAACGACCCTGCCGACATCCGTCTGTTGAGCGAATTGAAGACGCGTGTGTCTGGCCACATTAACAACCTAGACCCAGATTTTGTCGCTGCATACCGCAACGCTGATCAAACATATCTAGAAAAGGTCGGTCTGCCGTTTAGCAGCGAGACGCTAAAGAACGTCGATCGTAAGAAGTTTGTCGAGCAGATCGCGCCGGCCATCATCGGTAACAAATCTAACGTGGATGACTTCATCCGCGCGACCGGCGAGGAAGGTGTACGTGTTGCTCGCGATGCGTTCTACGACAGCTTTACCCGCGCCGCGCTTAAGAACGACGTGGTTGATCCCAAGGCGGCCAATAAGTGGCTATCCAAGAATCGCAGCGCGATGGCGCTCATTCCAGGGCTAGAGGAAGAGCTGCGCGGTACCGTGACTGACGTCCAGCGTTTGTTGGGCAAGAAAGCCGCGCTCGAATCCGATTTCCGCCGCGTGGCCGGTGAGCAGCTCATCCGTGACCGCGGGTTCTCTAACCCGGCAGAGCTAGTGTCGCGCATGTACAGCGACCGCAGTTTTACCAACAAACTGTTGAACCAGTATGGCGCGAACAAGGATATCTTGAACGCCGTGCGGTCTTACATGTTGGACGACATTGTGCAGGCCGCTGACCCGGTCGCAATGCTCAACGATCGCAACCGTGCAGCGGTGTTCAACCGCGTGTTCGGCCCGACCTACGCGCAGAAGGTGGCCGACTTCGCTGTGGCTGCCGAACGTCTATCCAAAGACCCGACGCAGGTATCGTTCCGTGGTGAGACAGTGCCGCGCACACCGATCGAAGAGTTGACTGGTGTGCCGCCTGAGCAGATCATCTCGCGTATCTACAACCCTGTATCCGGATGGCTTTACGCTGTAACTTCTACGTTTAGTAAGTTTTGGGCGAATGCTGCGTCCAAGGCGACGGAACAAAAACTGAAGGCGCTACTGTTGAACCCAGCAGACGCCGTCAAAGTGTTTGAGGCAGTTGCTCCTAGAGTGCAAAAATTTGACCCTGCCAAAATTAATGAAGCTATTAATATCGGTAAGAAGTATGGCATTCAGTGGGTAGAGGACGCCGTCAACGATCTAACCACAGGTGCGGCGCGCGGCGCAGTACGAGGCGTAGCGACGGAAGGCGCAATGGCACCG